GATCAATCTCACTAGACTTCGGTACTGTGAACATCACGGACGATTCGAAAACTTCGAGCTCCTGTTCTGCCAACTTTGATCCACTATGGACAAGACAGTGTAGAAGCAGAGCCTCGGTCGACCCGTGTGCTTTTCCAGCGTGCTTTTGGAACGCGGCCTGTGGGCCGCGCCGAATCCTTGTACTAGCACCATTGGTATGCGAACCCCACACAAACAAATTGGGGTCCGGCCTCTGGCCTAGTATATGGGCGATTATCTCCCGAGCCTTTTCTATCAGCTCATCGGACGTAGCCCAACCAAAATTGGCGTCTCCAAGTTGGATACGCATATTGGTGATTCGGTTCCTTTCCTCGGTAGCCATGAATTTATCTATGGCAGCCTGTCGTCGCACTGTTGGCGAGGTCGTCGAAGCGTCGCAGTACTTACTGCGATACTCCGACTCAAGGTATTTACCCTTGAACCCATGCGTGAGAGCTAGGCCCGCGATTAAGCGGTCTAGATCACGCAGGAACCCCTCCCCAATTTGGGCTGGAAGGTAGTCAGCGTCCCGTTTGTGGGTCCGCTTGCTTCCTTGGTTCGACATCGTATTCACCTCTTTGGAGTGTGGGTACGACTGCGCCACCATGGCGCAGTGCGTCTTCTATGGTCTTCTCGACGGGGTTGAAGAACCCATCAAGAGATGTGAAGAGCAAGAGTGCTCCTCCACAGAAGATAGCATAAGCCACGTGCATCCACCACGGCGCTCGTATGCCCAAGGGCAGTCTGAGCTGGCGTGATTTTCGCCGGGAGCCAGGCATTAGTAGAAGTCCTGGTTTCCAACAACAACCGAATCGATCGCTGTCTGACTTGCCGAAAGCAGGTTACGTGCAAACGCGATTGCGTCGTCACGCTCTGCCTCCGTGGAAGCGGCGTCAAAGTCAAAGTCCATTCGCACGTATGCGATACGACTGATGACCTCAGACGCATTCCCATCCCCTGCCAGTGTGGCAGTCTGGGGCAGCTTGAAGCGAACACTCACCTTTCGACGAGTTGCAAGCTTCGAGGAAACCGTCAGGATGTTATCCCCGACGGCGACACCATCGGAATCGCGAAATTCAGCGACCCCGTTGGGCATACCGGTCGGCACAAACGAATGTGCGACTGGCGTACTTTGACCATCATCGATGGTAAGAGTAGTAAGAGCGGGCATGTTATTTGCCTAGCCTTTGTTGGAACAGAGCCATTAGTGTGCTCAGTTGGTTGAGGTTCAGCTGTAGACTTATTCTGACAGCTGGGGCTGGAAAGTCTCCCAAAAGCTCGCGGACAAAGCAAGAGTACTTTGCCGTACAACTCGGAGGAGTTCCGTAAGGTAGGTTCCAGTTGACCTGGACCGTCCTATCCTCGACGAAAATGTCGCCTGCCACCCAACGGGTTTCGTACCCATGTAGGTAAACAAGGCCAATTCCAGCAGAGAGACCGGAGAGAAAGCTTCCAATTGACGCTACCCAATCAATTACGAAGGATAGTGGAAGCAGCTCCCAACCTAACGCGAAGGGGTTGTAAAGCCCTAGAGCATTTAATCCCGCAAGCGTAGGATCATCGATGGCATACGAAACGCCAACTTTGTATCCATACGTTACGCTGCCCGACCTGGAATAGTACCCAGGCACGAGCAAGAGAGGAACGCCCTGCGTCTCGGTTCGCGTTCGCGTGACCGATTCGATCGGGAACCCAGCACTCTGGTTCAGTCTATCAAGGACACCCTGCGCAAGCGCGTAGATGTCTGAGATGATAGGTGCCCAGCCGTACTTACCCTCAAGGTAAGTGTTAGCCGCAGCATCAAGAACATCGCCAGAAGTAGAGGAGGTTTGGTAAACCTCATACTTGCTAGGTTTAGTACCTTTCGACTTCTTAGAGTAGGGCACCTTTCGATGCCTGATCCCTAAGTTGCCACCCTTGAGGACCTTTCCAGCCTGCTTAAGCTTTCCGCGCCGAAGCGCATCGAGCAAGAATGCAAGCTGTAGAGTCCGCCCAAGGAGGAGACCAGCAGTTTCGCTGACCTCTCCCAGAGTCTCACCAAGACTTATCTCAGCCTTTGACAGCTGAGCTAAAACTGCATTGCGCGTTTCGGCGCGCAGTCCTAGATGGTGCTTGGGTAAGATCTGATACTTACCACCCGGCTTGCTGGCTGTTACACCAGACAAGTAATGGGTATAGGGGATTTTCTGTTTCCCCCTACAATGCCTTTCGACAATGGTATCTGTATCGGGCACCACACAACCATAAGTAACATAGCCCCAAACGTCAAAGGGGTTATACGTCACCTTCAGGCGTTGGCCAAAGTAAGGTGTCGGAAAATGTCCATTCGAGGGGATTAGATTACCCCTGCCCTTGAGCTCAGTCCACGCGTTATTCTGCGTGTACGTGAATTCTCCAGGGAGTGTCGGATACACATCACAACCTTGAGCTTTAACAGGCTCCAATGTGTACGACGTGGACACGGATCTCCAGTCATAGTCTCGCATAAGCGTACTCCGATTGTTGAACCGAAGCACCCGTGCATCGTCAATGATAGCACAGCCGGGCTA